TTGTACGGTCGTCTAATGTAGCAAGTATTTGGTACTTTTCCACCACTGTTGAATTATTATAAGCATCCATTGTGGATTGGTTGCTAATATAATTTACTTCTGTTCTTACCAACCTAACAGCACTTTTATAGTCAGTATCCAACTTACCACTTAAATCTTTAGTCATCTGTTCTATACTTGAACCTGCCGCGAAGTGTCTTGCCAAGTCTGTTTTTAACCAGTTAGTTAATTTAGATTTATTACTCCAAATAGAACTAGAATAATTTCTACCATTCCAATTTGAAGAAACTACTTTCGTCACATCATCTGTATTAGGTATGGTAAAAGAAACTCCAAATCCTAGACCTTGTTGTAAAGCAAACACAGATTGAAAATAACCTTGTAAATAAGATTGTTTCATTATGTCTTTAAGGGCAATTTGTTCTTCACCAGTTAGAATCATAATTTGACTATTCAAGTTATATTGTATTTCCTGTAATCTAGAAACATACGCCCTGCCGGAAAGTTTTTTAAGTTGGTTTGCGTAAGTAGTTAAGTCCGCACCCTGTGCTATTAACTCCTCAATCTTATCCAAATATAATTGTTGTTGTACTCGGAAACTCTTTAATTGTTTAGGGTTTAACCGTTTCTTAACAGTAGCCATATCCAATCCAGTTTGTTCCGCGTAACGTAAGTAGAACGCCTCCAGTTCTTTAGCAGTGTCCGCCTTAACAGCCGTATAAATCTTAATCAACTGTTTCTGGTAGTCCACTGCTAATTTTTCATTGGATATTAAAATGTCTTCAAATCTCTTCTGCCAGTAAGTGGCATTTCGTTTATTGACATCCATTAAGCACCCTCAACCCAACTGTTCGTTTTAGATGTGTCGTGTGGTGGTAGTGAATTTGGATTATCAGTACCAAAACCATCGTCCATCATCATATCCATTTCCATTTCACGTTGGGCTTTAATACGTTCCAACTCACTGTCTAAATCAGTAACCCAAGGATGGTTAGCAACAATAGTTTCATCACTAATAACACCAACGGAGTTTTTACAGTTTGCCACAACGTCTGTTTCATTAATGATTGCGTCTGCGTTAAAGATTACATCTAAACCAATTTCTTGTAAGTCTAGTTTTTCCATTTCACCTTGTAAGTCCATTTTAATAAACCAACAAAGTTCTTCTATGCTCGCAGCAAAGTTAGTACCCATTGCCATACAGTCGGCATCCAAGTCGGCGTATCTAATTTTTAAAGCAACACCAGATGTAGCACTTAAAATATCTTTTTGAATGTTTACACCATTACCGTTTTCGTAGATATCTTCTTTTAACCTTGCCAAGTGTGCCTCGGTACAAGTTGTATCCGCCTCACTCTGTAACTGTTCAACTCCACCTTGTGGGTCGTCAATAAAGATGTTACGGAATGTTGCTAAGTTTTGTGAAAACTCACCTTTATCTGTACCACCGTAACCACGAATAACACGAATTGCGTTAGGTACGTCTGAAATCAAGTCACTGGTATCACTTGTTCGTTTGTCATAGTCATCTATAAGAGTTTTAACATATTGCAATAGTGAAACTTCTTCGTCGTTATATTTAAAAGCAATAAACGGTAATTTGTTCCAAACTCGTTGCTCAATAACTTTTTTGCCTTCACGGTCTGTTGTTTCCAATTGGAAGTGTCCCTTAACAGGACTTTCCTCTGTAACTTGGTAACGGTCAATTACCAACTTGCCATCTCTAATTTCATAATACCAAACACCTTCTAAAGTATGGTATTCGATTTTGGTAATTTCTTCTTTTTCATTATTGCGTTTGTATTCAGTAATTGTGTAGAATCTAATCACAGCATCTAATTGTGTGTGTTCAGCATCGTGCCAGAAAGGAATTACCTCGTGGCTAGGTAATCGTTTAAACGACAATTTACCTTCTTCGTTATAATATACTTGAATCCAAGCAATGCCGTTTACAATCGCTTGTTTGCCGAGGGATTTAAGGCGTCTCATAAACGGTTTGTTAAAGTATTTAGCACACTCATCACGGAATTTTACTGCTGTCGCATCGTCTTCGTCAACTTGTAAAGAAAATTCTTTAGATAACAAATAGTTTACCTTCTGATTTACAAGTTTTGCGAAATAAGGGTGGATAAGTTTGTTGTTAGATAAATGTTGGTCCTCCCTTTTAACCCCATGCCTGTCGATATAATAGCGTTTTTTCTCCAAAATATCATGCTTGGCAACGTAATAATCTTGTGCTTTAAGCATATCTTTGTATTTTTGACTAGTTTGGAATTCTTGGACACTACCAAGAACGAAATCTTTTTGTGGTTCACCTAATTCTTCCAGTCTTTGGATTAGACTTTTCATATCTAACATACTGGCACTCATATAATTTGTTAAAAACATAGAATTCTCCTATTCTGTTATTATAATAAACTTACAATCTAGTAAATTATTATAACATTACCAACTGAATCCTTGGTTGTGAACTTTGTGAAGTGCATACCTCAGACTATCGCAAATATGGTTGAAGTCGTCAATAGGTTTGTTTATTGTTTTTCCTGTTTTAGGGTCAACATCCCAAACATAGTTAGACAATTCAATAATTGTGTTGGTACAACGAGGGTGAACAATAATCTTGTAATCTTGTATTTTTTGAATACCGTGAAGAACACTGTTCTGACCTTTAATAGCAGGCTCCATTCGTAACCCCATAATCTTCAATTCGTTAATAGTACGAGGGTCTTCACTGTCGGCAGTGATTAATTTCTTACTGTAACCCTTTTGGTGTATCCGTAACTTAATTTGCCCGTTACTTGCTTGATACATATACAATTCATCAAATATATGTATAGTCATCTCTTTCTGGTTTACCAAACAAGCAACAAACGCAGTCGGGTCGTTTGCATAACCAAAGTCCAGCCCATAATACTCTCTATAAAATCCTCTACCGTATTTATCGCGTGATGCTAATAACTGTTCCCAGTTGAACTCCTCTACAACCACATTGTTATAGATTAAGCCTTGCGCAATACCCCAATTTCCTAAACCCTCAATATTGAAACGTCTAGGGTTATTAATCCTCATCTGTTCAAATATCTCACGGTCGTCATCCCCAAGAAATTCATTACAGTCAAAATTTCTAGTAATTGCCATAATGTTTGGGTCGTCTTTAACGTCGAAGAAACGTGGCTTAATCCAAATGTTTTCACTCCAAGGGTTAAATGTTAGAGTAATCTGCTTAAATAGTGGGTGGGGCATTTTACCACGGATGGACATATCCAATTTGTTAAATGCCTCTTCGTTTGCGCATTGGAAAGCCTCCTCAATCCATACCCAACATAGATGTCCTTCCTCTGCCGTAATTGACGTAATAGAGTCTGGTTCATCGAGGCCTCGGAAAAGAATAACTTGACCACTTTCTTCATACGTTATCTGTAAAGGGGATTTACTTACTTTCCATAAGTGTTGGACATTAAGTCGTTTAATTGCCCATTTTAACTGTGAGAAAGTAGAGTTGAGGTGTGTGTTGAAATATCGACGGACTACCAACAAATTCGGTTTAACTCCGTGTTTGTGGTAATAATACATCATACTAGAAATGTAGTAGAGGGCAGTAGTACAAGATTTCTTACTACCACGACCGCCTTTTACCACTCTATAACGACCTTTGAACTTCCAAAAATCGTCATATCCTTGTCCCACTAATTGCTTTATATTAACCGTTTTCGGTTTCTTCTTCTGGTTCGCTTCCGGAAATATCATCGTCCCACATATCCTCACCTACAAAATTAACATCGCTAGTATGGTGAATATTAACAGTCTGTAACCCCATAAGTTTATCCAGACCATCGAGTGCATCCAGACACGCTTGGTTAGATGCAATTGCCATATTTTTAGCTTTTGTTTCTTTGATAATTTTCTCTTCGTAATATTCTACCTTTTTGTCATCACCATTATCCATAGCCTCTTCACGTTTCCTAATGTAGTATTCAATAGCTTTGGCGTGTGCACCTGCTAATCTTTCAACTTCCACTAGGTTTAGTGAATATAATCTACGGCGTTCTAGTAAAGATAACTCCAAGTTCCACACTGCTTCATTTAACGCACGTTTTTCAATAACGGAGGTATAGTAATCTTTGTATTTATTATACCATTGGCTCCTTAACACTTGTTTTGACGCAGGGTCTATGTACTCTTTCTTAGTATTAGGGTAGGCACGTTGATATGCTTTAACTGGTGTTTCCCCATTCATAACGGCAACGAAGAATGTTGTTTGGGCTTCATTCAGCGCGGGCAACCCAGGAATTCTATAACCATTAACATCCTCTGGTCTTAATAACATACAGAAAACCTCCTTTCTATATACTACTATAATAACACTTTTTACAAAAAATACAAGAGGGGGTATGACCACTCGTGTTTTCATATAGGCAAAAACCAGCCAAAACCCAGTAATATCAACATCACTTCTTTTTATCCAAATCTAAAAAACATTAAAATTCTGGATAAAAACGAGCATTTTTGGATAAAAATCTGGATAACTTCTGGATAACAGGGGTAAAATCTGGATAACAAATTTGGATAACAGTTTGTAATTTGGATATTATCCAACCACGTTATTTTAGGGGTCTATGGTATAGGGACGATTTGTGGTTTTCTCACGGTTAAACTAGCACCTAGTGGGTTTGTGGGGTGAGTTTACTTGTGGGTTAGCAGGGTAGGGGTTATAGGGGGGTGAGGTAAAATTTTGGATAACACGTTTGGAGAACTTTTGGATAAAGGGGGGAGTGACCCATTAAATTCGAGATAAAGACGAGTTAAATTCGAGATGCCTAGGGGAATCGACCTTATAGGGGCTCGAGAAAAATTTCAGGGTGAAAGGCTTATAGCCGACTCGAATACGTGTGTGGTATGAGCCCCACCATCTCATCGCCGAAAATCATCTGCTCTAGGGCGAGCAAGGGAAACCCTTGAAACAGAAGGTTCTTTCGATTTCTTGTCAGTTAGCAATTCTGGAAACCCTTGGAACAGAAGGGTTTCGGAGAAGTGATTTGGTTATAAGAAGCGAGAGAATGCGCAGTATATATTATTTATATATCCGTATCCCTTGCTTATCCCTTCTGGTTGCTGGTATTGCTTGCTTTTTTATATGCTTTAATATTATACTACCATAAATCAAGAAAATCACTGGTTCTGGTTTATCTGTTTTTGTGTAAACCAAAAACTATTTTCACATTATTTTAAAATAATAAAAAAACTTTCTTTGTTAAGATATGTTACAAGTCAATACGTTATATGCATGATATCAAACCAGCCAGAAATAAACAAAAACACTTACACTGCAAGGGTTTGCAGGGTTTTTGTTAAGTTATGTAACAATTACACTGTTTGTATGTTTTATAAGTGTTTGTTAGTGGTATAGTATTAATATAAGGGTTAGCTAATAACCCGATTGCACATTCAAAACTTAATAACTTAACTTGTTTTTCTTTGTGTTTGTTTGTAAACAAGGTTTTTCATTGTTAGTACAAACATCTAGGTTACAAGGTTGTAAAGTAACCTATACAATCACCATAAGGAGGTAACTATGGTAAGCACAAAAACACAAAAACAAGCACAAACACAAACTGGTAACACTGTTCAAGATTTATTTCTTAACTATGTTAAATCTAACGGTTACACTGTGAAAAGTTACAATCAGTTAAGTGAAAAATCAGTACAATTTAACGGTAAGATTAAATTATATTACGTTCCGTTGAAAGGCGGTAACTTGAAATTATGCTTACAAGGTTGTAACATACCAAAAACAGAAATTGCTGGTTTACAAGTGTTAAATCAAAACACGTACCCTAATAAGTTTACTCAAAGAGTTTATTTTAAAGGTTGTAAACCAGAAGAAGTAACTGATTTCTTGAATAACATACTTGCACAAGTGTTACCAAAAGTTTCAGGTTAAGTTATTAATAGTTTATTAGGGTATGTCTTTGTTAAGATATACCCTTTATTTTTGTTTTTGCTTTGTTCCGCGCAGAGGGCGATGTCTGAAAAAGGCAATGGTTTCAAGGGTTTGCAGGGTTTGAACCTCCAAATCCCTTCTGGTTCAAGGGTTTTCGGGTGATTTTCCCAAAATTTTCGGGTGATTTTCCCAAAATTTTCGGGTGATTTTCCCAAAATTTTCGGGTTCGATTTCAGGTGAAATTCACGAAAAATCGGATAAAATAGCATAAAAGCATAAGCAGATAAGCAAAACTAGATAAGCATAAGCATTTTTGGATAAGCAAAATAAAAACTGTCTTATCCAATTTTTTTGTGTTGTCTTTCTGGATAAAGGAAAAATATTTGTTTTTGGTTTACTGGTTTTTCTAATATAATTGTTTTGTTTATCCTTGTTTATTTATGTTTTATTACGTGTTCTTTTGTTTTATGTAGTTTATTACCTTTTTGTTTTTTCTTCGCGGAATTTTGGGTTTTTAACCTGGATTTAATTTTTAGGTTTTTGGATTTGTTACGGGCAAAATAAAAGAGCAACTAATGTTACTCTTGAGGTAAATGCAATCCGGATGTGGTAAATTCAATCCCGATGTACTGAATCGTATCCCGATGTGGATAAATCAATCCGGATGTGGAGTTATAATAAGTGAGGTATTAATATCCAAATAACATATCTAAAATACTGTCAATTCCCGCTACGAAAAACATGATTGCGAAAATAACCAAAAATTGAAAAATCTTTTTAACCATTTCTTTAATTAATCCTAACATAACTCTCTCCTTTCATATGAACTATTGTTTAACCTATTATTATATTAACATATAAAAAGGAGTATTACAAGTTTTATACGTTTTTGTTACAAAACTTAACGAATTTTCTGTTTTTCCGTTAATCGGATACTCTGTAAAATTTTTTGTAATAGGTTGTAATACTCCAAAATATATGTTATTAATATAATAATGGTAAACAACCAAACAGGGAGTTAATCTTTTCTGTGGCAAAATTTAAAGGATTAACTCTATAAATAGTTTTGTGAAAAATGAAATTATCCAAAATCTAGAATCTGATGGTTATCCAAATCCTGTATCACTGATATAGGATAAGCAATATGGATAAGCATTGTATGGTAAAATAGGATAAGCATTTTATAGGATAAGCAAAAGTATTTTTGTAAAGGCATAAGCATTTTTGGATTTGTATTTTTATAATATGAATCTTTTTTATTTGGTTATATGGATAAGCATATTAGATTTGTTTTTTGTGGTGTGTTGTATATTATTTTCTGTATATTAGTCCAGGTTGTGGGTTTAAAAGTCCTTTATTGCTATATATGGTCGGTGGTATTATACCGATAGGTATAGAAACTTTGTTTGTTGTTATCCAAATTTAAAAGGTAGTAACTTGTGATTACTACCTTTTTCTTTTATTTTCCCGCGAAGGGTGAATTTTTCTATATCCTGGTGTATTTTAATCCCACTGTGGTAAATTTCTATCCCAGTGTAGTTTTTAATCCCCTAGTATTTTTCTTGGATATCGTCAACTGTCATACCTGTGAACATTTGTTCTTCATTTGGTTGGTGTTCGTCAATTGCTAATAACATTGTAGCTAAATCATGATTGTGTTGTTCCCAAGTTGGTTCAAATTCCCTACCAACAATTTTCCAATCTTCTATAATATAGACACCGTTATCCCCATTGTCTATATCCAAATTAGAATATGTGTTAATACCAATTGAACAACTGCCACCAAAGAAATTACCTATTACTTGGCATAATCTTGCCCATCCGTAATGGTCTTTACTTGGACATCTATATTCTTTTAATTCGCAATACTTTAAGAATGCCTCAACACTATCACGCCCACCGTTCCAATGTAAGTATATTCCTAATTTCTTATGTCTAGTTGTAATTACTGCTCTGTTACCCATTTTGTTCTCCTTATCTTAATTCAAATTCTGTTAATTCCAATCTGTCGTTGAGTTCCATACCTAACTCATTTAGTTCTCCAATATTTGTATTCCATTTAATGAACGCACCCATATTGTCATCCAAAAATTTACGTAATCTTGTGTAAAATTCTTTATCTGTCATTAGTTCATACCTTTCTTTAGTTTATCTAATTTACTATATAATTTATTTCTTAATGCTTGTTTTTGTTTGTGTGTACCATTTTCTATTATTTCATCCGTGGCAACACAAATTATGTTTAGAAGTTCGTTGAAATCCAAATCGTCATCTCTACAATCCACACATTTCCTTGGATACCCAACTGCTTCCCCTATAAATGTCCCACACTGTTCACACAATGTGCCATCTAACATCATATCTGCATAAATACCCATTAGTAATCCTCACTCCAATCGTCTTCATCGTCTTCTAAACCTAGTGCCTCATTACACTTTGTTATCCATTCGTCTGATAAACATATTAAATCATTATAGTCACCAGAAGTTGCTTGGTTACGGTACTCGGCAATTTGTTCTTTAAACCCTGCCATCTTCATTGCCCCTGATGTATATGCTATAATATTAAAGGCATTACCATCTACACCTACTAAACTAAATTGTTTCATTTTACATCTCCTTTCTTTAATTGGTTTATTATCGCGCCTCTTCTTCTACTGGTTACTTTTATTTGTTTGATGTATTCAAATAAAGCTTCCACTTCCAATAAATAACTGTCTCTTGTGGCGCCACAATAATTATCCTGTATTATTTCAAATAAATCACCTTTTATTTCTTGTAGTTGTTTGTTATTCATTTACAACCCCTTTCCAAATACATAAGAATTGAAACATTTTTCTACATATACGGCATAGTTACTATCACCGAATTCACAAGTTCCATCTTCTACACCAACTACAAAATCGTCTATGAAATCATCACTTTCGCATTGTGTAACATATTCGTCCAAAGGTGTTCTAGGTTCTGAGTATGTTCCAGTTACATTGTATCCATCCACCTGTACTACCCAACTATTTTCCATATCCTTACAAAGATATGCTTTAGGACCACACTCCGGCGCTGTTAATAGATATGCATCCATTGAAGGTGGTTTGGGTTTATCCAATTCCAAATTTTCTAGTTTTTGTAGTTCCTGATTTATTAGTTGTAAAGCAAGGTCCTCACTTAATCTTCCAGTTCTATATGCACGTAAATTGCCACATACGCCTAAACACACGTCCTCTATTAGTTGTAATTGTTCTTGTCTATCCATTTTTACCTCCTTTTCTAGTATTCACTTGGTAATAACATAACACCATCCATAACATAGAATCTGTATGTGCCTTCCTCTAAATCTGTGTATGAGTATTTGGCTGTGGCGTGTTCGAATTTATTGTAATTACCATCTTCATATTCTATTACTGCCTTACCGTCTTTACTGGTAACTAT